AGAAGAAATTCGTGAGCCATCAAAGCCCACCCCAAACTATGTCTATCCATAGAAATGAAGTGGGTTTATCTCCCCCCACGCGGGATTTCGAAATGATTACGTTGATATTCCACCAGACAAATAAATGTCGGGGACGTTAATGAAGGCAAAAACATTGTAATCAGTCCCTGCTGCCACAGATGTTGCTATGGTAGTTTTGGATGCCATGCCAAAGCTAGGCCCTTCCGCTTTATGCGCTACGACTTGCACACCATCATTTTCAAACCAGTACAGCAATTCATCTTTTGGTTTCAGATAATGTGTAATTGGATTCCCTGGCATCATTCGAAAATTGTTATATTGTGGCATGACAGCAGCTACAGTTCCAGCCAAATCTCGGGTTGTCCACGACATACCGTTATTGGCATTTAGAGAAGCCAAAGCGACTGTGTCAAATTGCCTAGCGTCAGATGATGTCATGCCAGCCCATGCCAATGCCAGAGTTTCTATATTAGGATACGCTCGTGTCAAAGTCAATGATTGTGCGCCACTCATGCAATATGCCTTCCAAACCAGACTTCCACGATATCCAGCAAAACACGCTGTCAATAAAGATATAGGATTAGTTAATAGCATATTGGTATTCATTGTTGTTGCACTAGTGGGTACAGCGTCATTAAAACCATTAACGCGCGTGTGATTTGGTACAGGAAAACGAGGTATATTCAAACTTGCCATAATAACGTCATTTCCAGTTCCACCACTAATTGTCGATTTAACTCTATAAGGATATGTTCTATGCAAGAGCGTTCTTAAACTAGGGACATATTCACCGCCATACAACTTAGAATACTCTTCAACACCAGATCCTCCTGAGATAGTTTGAATATCCTCTGAAGTTCCTGGAGCTTCCAAACCCTGTACATTCATTTCCATTATAGAAATTTGATCCCCTTGCACTGACACCGTTTGATCCGCAAAATCAGATAATGATATCCGCGAAAAAGCAGATGGCACTGTGGTTTTAGCAGCTGGGCTGACAGAATCAATCGTTGGACACATCATTACCATGTCCTCAAAATGCACTGACACAATGATTTTAATATCGGCCGTGTCATCCCCACACTGCAAAAAATTCAAAACTCTCAATTGCAAAACACCATTTGCTGATTCAAACATTTCCTTCGTGGACCACCCAAAAGTGGAAGAGCTATCCGACCAACACCGGGCCTCTGCCTTAGCTTGTGTGTCAGCCAAATACGCCTCATGCCGTGTTTTCAGCATTCCCAAGTGGCTCATATATGGTATTTTAATAGTCATCTCCGTTGCTGTTGCCAAATCTATAACATGTGATATAACTGCTCCTGACTTAGAAGCCAGAGATGGTGCGCAAGCCGCAGGATCCCATGATGCTATCAGTCTCCCACGGTGGAACTGGCTGCATACAACCTTAAAATTAAACACTGCTGTTCCTCTCCAGTATTCAAACATCTGCGCGATATAAGTTGCTGGTGTCATCGTCATCCTAATGGAATCAAATTTGCCAGTTGCACGATTCCTCCACTCGCCCCGCCAATATGCTGGTTGCACCGGAAATTCACCCAACAGCACATCATTGGCATATGAAATGTTCCATGGAAGGATATCAACTATTGCAGATCTAGAACAAAAATCTGATAAAATAAGTGGATCCTTCGCAAGGTCCCCAACAGTTCTAGGATCAACAGTCAATTCATTCTTAGGATCTAAAGCTAACACATCATCTGGAAAAGATGAACATGGACCAGGATTCAAGAATGATGCTTTCGGTAACCTCCCTGGAACCGCGGTCAATACAGGAGGATTCGACCACCCAAAGTACTTCAAGGCAGCAGCTGAACTCCCAGCCAAAAATTGGGTAGCCAAAGCATAAGGTCTGATTACAGGAATGGCAGCCAATTTCCCAGCGGCCTCCGCGACAGCAGAGGCCTGTCCCGATGGTTCCAAAACCTCCTCAAATTCATCCTTCCCCTGCACATTAATCCCAGTTGGTCCCCATAATTGCATGTTTTCAGCCCAAGCAAATACAGTTATGGAAACACCAGTTGCATTGGCAGTTGATGTTGATTTCAACATTACTAATTGTTCCAAAGTTATCGTTCCCAACTCCCTCAACCTTTGTCTGAATTTATCAATGTCAGTGGTCAAATTAGTAATATCCAAAGCATCTCTATAATAAATAAAAGGCAAAATCATCTCCCCCCCAGAATTAATATGTGGTTGGATCCTTATATTCATTCGTTGAGATCTGGCCATGTGCGTAGACGCATCAGACGCAACAGCCGTATAATCTTGATTAGGATAGCCAGGAGCAGATGCTAAATCACCCGAAATGTTTCCTCCCGAAAAGAATGGTAGGATAGCATGTGGATGATCACTGCTCGTTTCTGCTGCAAACAATGGCCGATAAGACATCATTAATTCACCATATCTAAACGGTGACCCATTGACGAGAACTTTAATATGTAAATCTGCTCTCATCCGTGAGTAACCCTCCAGTTTAGAAAGAACCTTGTCTTTAGTGAAATAATTCATCCATATCGGAATAACCCTGGTTGAAAAGTTCGTCTCCTCATCCCACTCCCAATGAAATAGTTGAATTGGACGTGAAAACCACTCTCCTAACGGTGCAATGTCAGTGGTGGAGATCGTAGGGTCAAGTGATGACCTGTGCCCTACTTTCTCACCAGATTCAGATTCAATAAATTTAAATAAAGTCTGCGCGAGTACTTGACTTGGGTTCGATTATACTCATTTCGAACTTGCACAAAATAAACTGTTAGACCAAGCACATTCTAAATAGAATTTTTCGGGGATTGCCCGTGGTCTCTCAAGTTGCCGCCCCTCACAAAAGATTTGTGTTTATTTTGAAATTATCTTTTGCTGGTAACTGCGACAACCGGCGCCCTTTGGTTAACGACCTGGAACGATAGGCCCGTCATGTCTCTACTTAGCTAGAAGAGAGGCTCGCGACATTTTCGCGAACCTCTTATCTAGCAATGACTGAAAGGTGGGTAGCCCGCCTTTCAACTCAACCCATTCAACTAGCTGATACTCCACCATGCACTCCTTCACTAATTCAACATGGGAATTATAAAATTCCTCACCATGTTGAAAAGCTTCCATTACTGATGAAATTAAAACCCCAGCAAGCCTGTCTTTCTCTTCAGACTTGCCAGAATCTACACCAATAATTAGCATTTTATGAATTGATGCCACCTCCAATGGAGCCAACCAAAAGCCATATGGCGATTTAACAAAACCACGCTTCAAAAATGAAATCTCATTCTCATCACAGAATGGTTTTGCAGCAGCTCCAGTCTTCTGCGCGTCAGTGTAAACAATCCCATATTTGGCAAGGGCTTTAGTCACAGTTACTTGATTGAACTTCTCTTGCATCGCAGGATGTACTGATATGATGTTATCATCGCCATAAGTCATCAAACGCACAAAGATAGAAAAACCGTCTAAACTTCCAATGATATCATAGTAAGCAACCCGCATGTAGAGTGAATTACAAATACTATTTATGACAACCGTCAAACCATGCCCAGAAGGATTGGAACCATTCAAACAAATCAGGTCTCCAAAGAAATTCACGGTACAGTAACAACATTCAACCGCCAATACCCACATGATGCGAACTGCCACTGAAGGATAGTTTCCAGACATCCTAGCGATTTCTATCAAAATCCACCAAGCTTTCATCATGATAGAAGATCCCATGCGCTGATCATAATTGCTATAATCCCCACAAAATACTTTCCACCCATCCTTGAAAATATGATCATGAATGTCATCCCAATCTGGTCCAGTGGCATCCATTCCAATAGCGGCCTCACTCGCAAAGTTCCAAGTCTGGAAATAGGCTATAATAGATAAAAAGTATTTTCTCAGCAAATATAGCCCCTCAACACAAATGGCTTGGAAAACTCGAATTTTACCAGCCTCCAATTTTGTTTGCGAAATAGGTTCATCCTTCAAAGATGAATTGAAAACCAAATTAATTCTCTCACCTTTCGCGGCTGTCCCCTCCATTGCGTCAATTTTACGTCTCATGGCAGCAGGAATAGCACACGTTCCATCTGGAAATTTTGGATGCGTAACTCTGTCCAATACAGCGTATTTTGGTTTATTGTGTGGAAAGCCAGCGCCTGTATCAAACTTCATGTGTGAAATAAAATTGTTGTCATCCGCACCATACAAATTCGTTTCTTCATCAATAATCACACACTTCTCAATGTCTGATTCCTTAGTTCGAGTAACAAATGACAGCAAATAATGAGCCGCCACTTTGTCTAATATATCATACGGAATCAGATCCTTGTGCTGACAAGCATTGAGCAAGAAATTCCGCTTAGGCATCCAACTAGGAACACCAACAGCTGACAGTACTGGACGCACCTTACTACAAACATAACCCTTGGATTTCCAAAAGGCTGCGTAAAGATTTTCCTTCACTTTGGTTCCCAAGCGATTCATGGCCAAACCAACAAAAGACCCAATTGGTACAGCGCTGTTGCCCAACTCTATGTCGGACAAACCTTCAAAACGCAATGGGCACTTAGAATGAATATCCTCAGAAACTGCGATCTTCTTTCCATCCAACTTCTCTGTGTCCAAATGGCCCTGCACAACAACCTCAGCATCAGATTCAAAAACCTTCTTCAACCAAGTAATCGGCAAGTTCATTGTATATTTAATAGTTGGATCGCATTTCATTGTACCAACATGAATTCCCAAAATTGCTAACCTCCCCTTCTCTGAAACAAATATAGGTGATCCGCAATCACCATTCAATGTTTCAAAATTGTTCTTATATTGTCCCCCCGAATACTTAAACATAGGATTCATGCCATTGAGAACAGATACAGAAGGGTACTCCGTTTCTCCAAAAGTGATCGGGTCCACAGGAGTTATAGCAGGCATACCAGCTCTGACGAATAGAGCTTTGGCAGAAAGCCTAGTACCACTTCGTGGCTCAACCATATATGGAATTAAATTAACTCCCGGTTGAGTATTGATCTTGAGGAGCACGAAATCGGAGTTCTCATCTGTGATCATGGTCTTCATGTCAACCGCTCCATAATATGAAGCAAATTTGGCATCAGGACTGCATGCTCGAGTCAAGTGAACAAAAGTAGACTTCCGAAATAAATCAGTGTTAGCAAAGTGTTTAGGAATCATCCAATACTGCCCAAAAACATTGAGGCCAATGATTCCGAATTTGCAATGATTAAACTGCAAATGTGCAGTAGCCGTCTCAAGATAACCTGAAAACCATTCCGGACTACCTGTTTTGCTTTGCTCGGTCAAGAAAGCGTTGATGCCCAATTTCTGCGATGCTTTCCAGGTATTTTCTATGTTGACATCAGGCTTGGGTGGTTTCACCCCCTGCGGAATATCACCGCCCTGCACGTCAATCGACCAAATGCTAGCAGTGCTCCAAAACCACATCAAGAAAACTGAGGCAGTGATCACAACAACAAACCCTGCAATTATCTTAGGATTTTCGTGTACCGCATTCCTGATCTTGATAGCGGATTGCCTTAGCCAATTAGATGTTTTATTCCACCCATTCAGCCACATCAACAAAGCTGAGTCGATTGCATCGAACTGGTAGAAATTATTCATAAATCTCCACAATAATGCTTTGTATGAATTGGCATCCTCCAATGGCCCAATCTCAAGACCATCACCTACACTATCCCGGATGCCTTTCTGTATCCATAATCTCCAAAACCACTTAACTGGCTCATTGGATAACCGATATAAGAAAATAGAAAGTATCCCCATCTGGACTGCGCTGAACACCAAAATCCCTGATGAGGTATAATTCACGATAGATCTAGCCTGCGGAACAATATCACTAACAGGCTGAATCTCCGGTACGTGATAACGGGGATCAACACTGCCCTGTTCACGAACCAAGGCCGGCCTAGCGGGCGCTGGAGGAACTTCAGGGTCGATCTCGTCATCATCATCATCATCAGGAACGAGTTCAGGGACATCATCAGCCTTATTTACGCAGCGACAAAACAATTTCATCACTCCGCAGGCTCCACAAACAGCGCTTTCACTCACTCGCTTTAAGTAATTGTCTCCCTGAGCCTGCCCTTGATAATGCTGCAAACTGGCATCAGAAACCCACTTCAAAAATTCGCCAGTAGAAAGGTTGATGTGCAACGTTCGATAATCGACCCTGTTCCCCCTCTGAGATAAAACAACTTCCTCAATGTTAAAGGTCCACAGGTCTAAGTCATCACCCACCTTCTTACTGTCCAAGGTACCGTCAGTCGCATACTTGCTACGCAATTGTGGTGTAACTACGTATGGGAAGCGGCGTAATACAGCTCCAGGTGATCTGACGGCATGGTGAGCGTTGATATCGCGATTATTAGTTGTTGCCACGACGATTTGTGGCGCAACCTTTTCCCTTTTTCCTCAACTGAGGCCATAGGTGGAAAATACATTATGTTATTTACAACTTGTATAATCTCATTGATTTCCAACGCGAATTCGGCAACTTTGGGATTAGTCTGGCCCAAGTCATCGTACAAAATTCCCCAATGACTATTCATATAACATGACCAGTACTCTTCCTTCAACGTGCGCGTATACACACCGTTGTCATGCAGCACCAGCCCATTCCCTAACACAGTGTTATATGGATTCGTTATTTGGAATTGCTTAAAAATCAACGACGTTATCGAGCTTTTCCCAATTTTAGGTGCTCCAGTAACCAAGACAGTAAATGGGGCCGCTCTTGTCGAACTCCCTCTTGCCAAAGTACACACCTCCAAAGCTAACGATCTCAATTGCATCAATCCTGAAGTAAAAGCTGGTCTGATATTCATTTTCACCTTAGGTCTCAACGTTTCCCCCAGCTGAATCAGATCATGAATTCTCCTCTCCAAATCAGTGATACTCGCTGGAAGTTTGGGTTCAATAGGAACATTCTTCACTTCATTAGCAACCTTCTCAACAGCCTCTAAGAACGATGATACTTCATTATCGTTCCGCAGAAATACGTTGACGTCCCCAGTTCGGTAAAATTCCCAAGAACACAATGCTAAATTTGTGATTTGTTCCAATAGAGTGTTCCCAATGTTCATGGCTTTCTCTGGAATACTATTGAACATAGCTGTGTCCCACTTAGATAAGTGATCCCAATCAACCTTACCATCCTTGAACACAAAGAGCATATGCCATATCAAAGAAACCAAACGGAAACAAGCGCGAATTGAAGATGAATTAAATACTCCTCGAAAGAATACGTTAAGCATGCTAGCAAATTCAGCAGTTCCTTCAGGTTGAATATCTCTTCCAAAATTATCTTCAGGTTCCGAATCAGAATCAAAGTCAATATTGATTTGCAGAGTGCTCATCCCTGATTTCTCCACAGACTTCATGTTTTGCGTAATAATGGGCAAAGCTTGATATATTCTATAGAAGTCACACAGACGGATGTCAATATTGCAACTCATTCCCAAATCAAGTAATTGATCAATCCAATTGGTACAAGCGACAATTCTATCAACGATTGTTCGACTCCGCCAATAGAAATAGACAAAAAACACTGTAGATTTGACGAATTTAAGCGCCTTCGTTTCCCTTATGCCAAACATAGCCCTCAATACTCCTTGAGGAACTATCTCACTCTCCTTCTTTGGAAACTTTGCTGCCAAACGCACAAAAGCATCATCATAAGACAAATCACTCGATGATACGTAACGAACTTTGGCTTTTCCCATCTTAATTACTCCAGTAACAGTATACATTCCTTTGATTCTCCTTTTAGTAAAATAAATCTCCCTGCCAGGAATGCTCCTTTGCATAATTCTTTGCCAAACTTCTTCAGTTCCTTGTACGTTCATTTCATAAAAATATTCTCCACAACTCCGCTTCCTCTCAAATAGGTAATTGTATCCCAATAAGGAAACGACTAAGAAAAACCAAAGCAAGGCTATATTCAACACATTGCTGTATGAAACAAAGGTTAGGAAACTCCAAAGGCAAATTCTCCAAAAATCAAACATGTAGGCACATGATAATAATGCTATGTCCATCACAATTTGATTATAATCTGGTGGAAAATTTGTCTCAAAATTTTCATTATTGCGCGTTTTTGTCTCTCGCTCTTCCATCACTTCAATCCATTCTTCTCGTGATAGTTGCGGGAGACCCACACTACGATCACCATCCAAATATCCTTGGTAAATTTTATCCCAATTCACACAAAAATCTCTCATAGCAATCATAGAAGTCCAAATTGCCCTATCGCAAGCTTTGCCCAGAACCTTAAGTAAGGTTGGCATCTGGTATGCTGTCTTGCTGAACGGCTCCACTCCGGAACGGTTCATAGGGCGAAAATAATAACTAAAATTAGTATTATTTTCTCGTTGTGAGAGTCTTAACCTAAAACTCTCTTTTCCGAAAGGATGAATCTCATAATCACCAGAATAAGATCTATTAACACTCGAGGTTTTGGCAAAACAACCAAAATGAGATCTATTACTAGTCAGATTCAAAGCAACTGTATCGATAAGGTTAAACATCGTTCCCTCCTTCCAGTTTTCCGCTTTAGCATTGCTGCTATTACGGGTGGCCAGGTCGTCCTGGGTGCCCTCTAAGAGGTGACACGCTTCCAGCTGGTTTTTAGCCAGCGAAGCCCCAAATGTCATGCCAAACACGACAACCAAAATAAGCAGAGCCACATTTTTCTTTTCACCACTGAAAACGAAAAACATTCTGCTTCTTCTTTCCACCGAATACCTCATTTAGCCTGTTGTTCCCTAACCATATCCATAGTTAGGCCGACAAGCAGCGTACAATATTTTTCATGGGAAGAGGTATGTCTTTGTAAGACAATGACTAAGTACGAACCCACCGTGCAATCTGGCTTGCACCGCCTCCGTAATTCCGGAACGAATACGCATCGGCTAAATTAAAAATAACAGTTCACATCAATAAATGATCTCTGCAGACTAGGGAAATATTGGCCCTGTCGTGCTATCAATTATCAACTTCACCCGTTTCATCAAAATCTAGCAAAAGAATGAAATAAATAAATATTCCAAATGGCTAATGGTACGTCGAGCATTACTTACATAAGAATTAATCCTACTATAATATCGGGGTTTCCGCATCATAGGATCAATTATTAGTAAGGCTTAAAATCAGCTCAAAACTTATATATGAACACACTCCTGGTAGCCAACCAAGAGGGAGGATTTTAAATACAAAATCCCCAAAAACTTAACAACTAGCTAAAATAGCACCCTGTTGTATACAAATAGGGCGTTTAGGAAGACGGAGAAATAACTCGAAGTCTCACTCTGTGCAAGAGATATCCACTAATAATTGCTGCATACGCAGCTAATAAAAGTGCAAATACTCTATCTTACAGAATGAGACGACGGGTTAGAACCCGCCG